CGGACGAGATCGCGAAAGTCTATCTAAAGCAGATGATCGAGATCGTGAAGGAAGAGCTCAAGGAAGAAATGAAAACAGAAAGTTTACCACTCGATCAGAAAGCCTTAATGAAAAAATTCGGCTTTGATCATGGCTATATCAAAAAGCTAGAACGTCGAGGACTTGCATTTCGGAAACAAGGAAAAAAGAAAATGTACGACGTCCGGGACGTTTACGAAATTTTAGAAAAAGAAAAGGAGTATTTAAAATGAATGAAATTATTATTTCTGGGCAAGTTGCCGGAACAGTCGCAATCGGGGGCGTGTGCTTCATCGCTGGGCTCATCGTATCGTGGAAGGACCACAAGAAACGAATGAAGATCGCGAAAACTGAAACGCTCAAAGCTATCGAAGAAGGGCTTCCAGAGCATAACGCACAAGTCATTGAGCAATACGAAGACGAACTCGCAAACCGTCGAAAAGCTATGAAGCTCTATACTGAATCGCCGGAGGTTCCCTTCCATGTTTGGTAAAAAGGCCCGAAAAATTGAGCAACAATCAAAAGCGCTCAATCGTTTGTGGTTTATTAATCTGCAACAAACCGAAATTTTGAAAGCCACGCTTGAGCGGGAAGAACGGCTGCTTGACGAGCTCGCTCGTCTGAAAGGAGAGTTAAGAAATGGTAACAATCAATAAGCTCGAGATCGAAAACGTGAAACGCGTTAAAGCGGTCAAGATCGAGCCGTCAGCGAAGGGACTGACAATCGTCGGGGGAAACAATAACCAAGGCAAAACAAGCGTACTCGACGCGATAGCGTGGGCCTTGGGTGGTAATAAGTACAAACCTTCGCAAGCACAGCGCGAGGGATCAACGATTCCTCCAAGCCTAAAAATCACGCTATCAAATGGCCTTGTCGTTGAGCGCAAGGGCAAGAATAGCGATCTAAAAGTTATTGATCCGAGTGGAAACAAGGCTGGTCAGAAATTGCTTGATAGCTTCGTCGAAGAGCTCGCTCTTGATCTTCCTAAATTTATGGAGATGACGAGTAAGGAGAAAGCGACAACGCTTCTTCAAATTATCGGCGTCGGGGATCAGCTCGTTCAACTCGAAATGGAAGAAAAGACCAAGTACCAAGAGCGACACGCGATCGGCGTCATTGCGGACCAAAAGGAAAAGTTCGCAAAAGAGCAGCCGTATTATCCAGACGCGCCGAAAGAGCTCGTCTCGATTGCGGACTTGATCCAACAACAACAAGAGATCCTCGGACGTAACGGAGAAAATGCTCGCAAGCGTCAGAATCTAACGAGAATCGAAAACGACTATCAAAATGCACTCGCTAACGTGCAACGCTTAGAAACTATGCTCAATGAAGCCCAAGAAAAAGAGCAAGCACTCGCGCAAGACTTGGATATCGCTCGCAAAGACGCGCAAGATCTGATCGACGAATCGACGCAAGAGATCGAAGATAGTATCGCGAATATTGAGCAGATCAACCTTAAAGTTCGGGCTAATCTTGATAAAGACAAGGCCGAAGAAGACGCGAAGGTTTACCGCGAGCAATATCGCGAGTTAGATCTTGTGATCGATAGTATTCGCAAACAAAAAACGGACTTGCTCACAAATGCAGACTTACCATTGCCGGGCTTATCCGTGGACGACGGCGAACTCTTATACTTGGGTCAACGCTGGGATAATATGTCCGGATCGCAACAATTGCAAGTGGCAACGGCTATCGTTCGCAAGCTCAAGCCGGATTGTGGCTTTGTCTTAATTGACAAACTCGAGCAGATGGACCAGATCACTCTCGCAGAATTTGGTGCGTGGTTAGAGCGAGAGGGCTTGCAAGCTATTGCGACACGCGTTTCAACGGGCGGAGAATGTTCGGTTCTCATCGAGGACGGGTACAGTATCGCACCGGAAACATATCAAACACCTACAGCATGGCAAGGTGGCTTTTAAAAGAAAGAAGGAAAAATCATGAAAAAAACAGAAAAATTTATCGTATTGCGTGATAAAAGCACAGGCGACTATATCCAAAATTACAAAAATAATGAGGGCGCCTTTACATTTTCAGCACGTTTAACAAGTGAAATTCAAGACGCTGCAACTAATTTGATTGATTCGCTCGAGATCGTTGAAAATGACGGTCAAGACTTAAAAGCACTCGCCCAAGGATTGAGGAGTGAGATCCTTGTCGTAGAAGCAGAATACACAATCAAGACCCTCGACGGAGAAGAACCAGAAGATCTGACCGAAAAGATCGAAAAGGCCAAACGCAAACACTTTGAAAACTTTCTTCGCGGGCTCTTGAGTGACAATGACAAGGAGGACTAAAAAATGCAGATCACAAGAGGAAGAAAGGCGCGGGCCCAAAAGGTCGTGATCTATGGCCCCGAGGGAATCGGAAAGTCTAGCTTTGCGAGTCAATTTCCCGATCCAGTATTCATCGATACGGAAGGATCAACCGATAATATGGACGTGGCCCGTATGGACAAGCCAACGAGCTGGGCAATGCTCAAGAATGAGATCTCGTTTATTAAGGCAAACCCGGGCGCGTGTAAGACGCTAGTCATTGATACGATCGACTGGGCCGAACAACTCGCGGTCGATTATGTATGCTCACAGCACCAAAAGAACGGGATCGAAGATTTCGGCTGGGGCAAGGGCTATACATACGTGCAGGAAGAGATCGGACGCTTATTGAATAGCTTGTCCGAGCTAGTGGACAATGGGATCAATGTCGTTTTGACAGCTCACGCACAAATCAAAAAATTCGAGCAACCGGACGAGATGGGATCTTATGACCGATACGAGTTAAAACTCGGGCAAAAGACCAGCTCAAAGACGGCTCCACTGGTCAAGGAATGGGCCGATATGGTTCTTTTCGCGAATTATAAGACAATCGTCATGACCACAGATGCCGGGAAGAAAAAAGCCCAAGGGGGCGAGCGTGTCATGTACACGAACCACCGCCCAGCATGGGACGCAAAAAACCGTCACGGCTTGCCAGATCAGCTTCCGTTTACGTTTGAAAGCGTGGCCCATATCTTCAACGCACCGGCTCCCGTACCAACTGAAACGCCGGCACCAGCTCCACAACCAGAGCCACAACCACAACCAGCACCAGAGCCACAAAAGCAAAACATTAACGAGCAATTACAAGAGGTAGCTCAAGAGGTGGCCCAAGAAATGGTACGGGCTCCACAAGCTGGACTCTTACCTCAAGCATTGATCGACTTAATGACGCCAAACAATGTAACCGAAAACGAGTTACAAGAGGTCGCTTATATTTGGGGACACTTCCCGATGGGAACTCCGATCGAAAACTTCCCGGCGAATTATTGGGATATGATCGTTGCGAATTGGGACGCCACACTTGACGTCATTAAAAACCAAGTCCGGAAAGATCCAGAATTACCATTTAACACTAACAATTTATAAGAATAAAGGAGAAATTTCATCATGACACAACAACAATTTAACAACAACTTTGATCGCGAATTCGGCTGGGACGACACAATTCAAAAAGATTCGGAATTTGTCTTTCTACCAGATGGCCTATACTGGTTCACAGTAAAAGAATACGAGCGCGGACGTCACACGCCGAACCCTCAAAACCCCGGCAAGTTGCCAGCTTGTCCAAAAGCGACAGTACACCTTACCATCGTAGCAAACGAAGGCGAAACAGAGCTTCGTCACAATCTCTTCTTACATAGTTCAACCGAGGGAATGTTATCAGCGTTCTTTGGTGCTATCGGACAAAAACGTAAAGGCGAACCGCTTCGTATGGATTGGAACGCGATCATCGGAAAAGTCGGAGTTTGTAAGGTTGGAAACCGTGAGTACAACGGCAACAAGTACAACGAAGTAAAAGGTATGATCTATGCCGAAGACGTTGATTATACGAAAGTATTGAACGCACAACCGGGACAACAAGCCCCAGCGTACCAACAACCAGCGCCACAATATCAGCAACAACAACCAGCGCAAACACAGGGAGGCTTCACAGGAGGGCCGTTCTAATATAGGAGGTTCTAAAGTATGGAGTTAAGACCCTATCAACAAGAGGCGCGGGAAGCCGTTCAGAAGGAGTGGGCAGAAGGTCGGAAACGTACTCTTCTAGTCCTTCCGACTGGAACGGGGAAAACCGTAGTATTCTCAAAGATCATTGAAGATCAAGTCCGAGAAGGGAAGCGCGTGTTAGTGCTCGCTCACAGATCCGAATTATTGGATCAAGCAAGCGACAAGCTCAAGACCGCAACGGGCCTCGGTACGGCACTAGAAAAGGCTGAAAGCACGTCCATAGGCTCTTGGTATCGCGTTGTCGTTGGATCGGTCCAAACTATGCAGCGGGAGAAACGTTTGAGTCAATTCCCGCCCGACTGGTTCGACGTGATCGTGGTCGATGAGGCGCACCATGCTATATCTGACGGATATCAAAAAGTGCTGGGCTATTTTAAAGACTCGGAAGTTTTGGGAGTGACGGCCACGCCAGACCGGGGAGATATGAAGAACCTCGGATCGTACTTTGACAGCTTGGCCTATGAATACTCGCTCGTACAGGCTATTAAAGAGGGCTATCTATCAAAGATTAAGGCTTTAACGATTCCGATTAATCTCGATCTTTCAAGCGTTTCAATGTCCGCGGGTGATTTTAAAGTGAGCGACGTCGGAACGGCTCTCGATCCCTATCTCGTACAGATCGCGGACGAAATGGCCAAGTATTGTAAGGATAAGAAAACAGTCGTCTTTCTTCCGTTGGTCAAGACAAGCCAAAAATTCCGCGATATTTTAAACGAGCGAGGTTTTAAAGCAGCCGAAGTAAACGGCGAATCGAAAGACCGGGCCGAAGTGCTCGAGGACTTCGAGAAAGGCCGTTATAACGTCTTATGCAATTCAATGCTACTCACTGAGGGGTGGGATTGCCCCTCGGTTGATTGCGTGGTCGTATTAAGACCGACGAAGGTCCGGGCGCTCTATTCTCAAATGGTGGGCCGTGGGACACGTCTCTTCCCCGGGAAAGACGAGCTTCTTTTGCTTGATTTCTTATGGCACACGGAACGACATGAGCTTTGTCGGCCAGCTCACTTGATAAGCGAAAGTCCGGAAGTGACTAAAAAAATGGTCGAGAATATGGAAGAAGAAACGGGCGTCGTGATCGACCTTGAGCAGATGGAAGTCAAGAGCGCGGAAGACGTTGTCGCAGAACGTGAAGAAGCACTTGCGAAACAACTCGCAGAAATGCGCAAGCGTAAGAGAAAGCTCGTCGATCCGCTTCAATTCGAAATGTCAATCCATGCGGAAGATCTTTCGAGCTATGTTCCCAACTTTGGCTGGGAGATGGCCCCACCGTCCGAAAAACAACTCAAGGCCCTCGAGAAGTACGGTATTTTCACCGACGAAGTGGGCAACGCCGGAAAAGCGAATATATTGCTTGACCGATTGCACAAGCGCCAAAGTGAAGG